ATTGTCTCGATCAGCGTTCGCGTGCTTGGCGCTGTATTCCACACTTGCACCGTGCAGCTATTTGGGCGCTGCGTCGCGCCTTTTTCAATATTGAATGCGATGCGAAGCCCGGAAAGCTCTTTGCCTTTCCCGCCAGCTTCGCCAATCACCAGAGAAACAACCCGATCAAAAAGCATTTATTGATCCCACAGCGTAGCTTCTGCGTCCCAATTGGTCAGGCCGCTATCCCACGTCGTTCCAATCAGCACAGCCGGAGCCTCTAGCGCAATCGTAGTAACAGCCTCTTGTTCCATCTCATAGTAATAGAGGCCGTAATTCGTGGCTAGATCGTCATAACCCGGCCTACCGGTCGTGCCTTTTTCCTGCAAAAACAGGAAGTCACCGACTGGCAATAGCGTATTCTTGAATCTGCCGATCAATGCATAATTCTTCACCATTTTGATATTTGTGAGAATCGGCTCATCATCCGCCGTATTGATAGACAACGAGAAGTAGCCGAAGCGTTCATTCCACATGACGCGCAAGATATACGGATTGCCTCCAATTTCTATTTCTAGTGTTTGGTCGGCTGTTGCTGGCAGCAGTGGTATCTTTTGAATGAGCATTTAGAATCCTAATGCACTTGCGCCAGAGTTTACAAGTGACTTGGCAGCCGATCTGCTGACTTTCTCGGCCACCGGCTTATTGGCTTGCGTGGCTGGTTGTGTCGGAGATTGAATCGTCTGCGCCTGCTTTTTGCCAGATGCCTTTGTTGCAGAAGCCTTTTTGGATACCGCACCAGTTGCTCCGCCTGCCTTCGCATCCGGGCTTGCGCTTACACCATCCGGCACATCGACGGTTTGCGTGGCTACTTTTCGAATATGGATAAACTCTGCGCGAAACTCTACGGCCTCACCAACACTTGCGCTGCGTGGAATGGTCACAGAGGTCAGCACCATGTCATCGTATGTTTTGTGCTTGGTGTAAACGGTCAGCACTTCGCGCTTCTTGATTAGCGTATTAAGCAGGTCGAAAACGGATTGCGTCTTGTTGTCAGCACTGCCGCCACCAATGAAGCCGAGAATAGACGCGCTGGCATTCAATGGCGCATCAGTCACGACACCACGAATAGTCAGCTTGTCGGCCTGCTCAATCACATGGTCAGTGACCGGCGCACCATCCTCCACCGGGTTGCTAGTGGCCTCTGCGCTCCATTCATGCGACTCATCAAGCATTGCATCCAGTTCGATATTGCCGTACTGATTGCCAAATGTGCTTTGGAATTTCTGACCACCAAAAAATAAACCGAGCATTTTTTACCTTGCGTAAATTGCCGCATCACGCGCAAACTTGCTATCACTGGTTTCCCGGAATGCTTTGTTAGCCGCGCCATTGAGCACCCGTACCTGCTCCGCAGTCGTGCCAGCCGGAACGGTCACGTTTACGTTTGTTGTGTTTACAAGATTCGGCCTGCTTCCAACTGCCGCGCCTGGTGTTGTCTGCACAGACGGCACAGTAATGCCGCCTAGAAAATTGCTTGCTATATTGAATGGAGCAGCAATGAAGTCTTTAAAGTCTGTCCAAGCTTGTTTCACAGTAGCGATTGCCTCTCGTGCGCTTGCTGCCCACCAGTCAAACTTGCCAATCAATCCGCCGATTACGGAATCCCCGCCTTTGAACCACACCCATAAATCTTCAATCAGCAGCAAAATGATGGCGATCTTTGCTGCAAGGATGATGAATGGCAAAGCTACAGCAAGCACAGCAGCGCCAAACGCCTTAATCAGCAATATGGCCGTTGCGCCGAACACGCCGCCCAATCCTGCGCCAATCCATTTCAGCAATTGGTCCCATCCGCCAAGCGCGTCAGCCAGCTTGTTTACGCCCCATTCTATTTTGTCAAACGCGGTTAATATCGTATCAGCAAGGCCGGAAATGAACCCACTTTCTCGGTTCATCCGATCGATCATCATGCTGTATCGGTTGCTGACTGCCGTGGTTGCGCGGCTAACCGTCATTGGCATTTTGCGGAAGTTATCGTCAAAATACGCCGACATCTTGCGCGTGGCTTCGATCACTTCGCGTGCGGTCAATTGGCCGTCGCTAGCCATCTTTTTAAGTTGCTCACGCGGCTTGCCCATTGCTAGCGCCAATTGGTCTAGGTATTGAGGCGCGGCCTCGGCCATGGAGCGGAATTCATCGCCCTGCAACACTCCAGACGCAAGCGCTTGTGAGAATTGCTGCATGACGGCAGAGGCTTCTTGCGCAGATGCGCCACCGACCACAAGAGCCTTGGCAATCGTATCTGTGATTCCGAGTAGGTCCTCTTGCGTGGAAATGTAGTCCTTTGCCGCGTTACCGACTCTTGTGTAAAGTCCGGCGTATGCCTCAATCGCCATACCCGTTGCGCTGGCCCTGCGGCCAACTTCATCGAATGCCTCACCAACATCGCCAATGGTTTGCGGAAGCATCCCGATGCGTGAACTGATATTCTGCATGCTATCGGCAATGGCAATGGCTGACTTGGCCCATGCTGCGCCAGCAAGCGAAGCGCCAACGCCCATTAGCGCCTGCGCCGCATACTCAGCCTGCTTCTTGATCCGGTCTATGCCCGCTTCGGCCTTGCGCATGCCGGAATCGTCTACGCTAAACCCCAGCTTGGTAATCAGTTCCCGGACAATCATTTGTTATCAAGCCTTTCATACACCGCTGCCTCGATGTCAGACTGCATATCCAACAAGGCATTGATCACCAGCAAATCGTCAACGGATGCCGTGCCGTTTTTTACTTCTGTCAGTGTGACCGTCTTTGCGATAATCGGCCTCCAAATCCAGAATTCCGCGCTTACTTCGTCTTTGAGCTGACCGGGGATTTTTGCGTTTTCGGCGCGTCGATTAGATTGCCAAATCTCCCGGCCAGCCCCTGAAAAAAAGGCGCAAACTGAAAACGGGCTACCAGGAAAACAAGCTCATAGAAATCAAACAAAGTATCGACCGTGAAGCACTGGTCAATATCTGTTTCACCTTTGATAAACTTTTTGTTTTCAATACAGTACACGCGGGAAGCCGCGAACATCGGCAGCACAATTTCATCAATTACGCTTTCGTCAATGTTTGCTGCAATGACCCCTGCGGCCTCTTTAACGTCCACATCGCCAATATTCTTTGTGCCGCCAGCCATCGCGCCGAAGATCGGAACAATGACCTTTTGCAAACGCAGCAAGAGCTTGTTTGCCTGAAACGCATTCATGGCGCAGCAAGTAAACTCACGGCCACCTACTATAAATGTCTCTTGCTTCATGTGTTAATTCGGGGCCGAAGCCCCGTTCCTTTGTTATTGCCCGCCGCCGTGGAAGATACGCAAGTCTGCCGCACTGAATACCCATGTGCGTTCGCTCACTTCTTTGCCGAAGATGGCTTCAGGGATGGTCTTAATCCAGCACTGCGTAGCTGCGGCCAGAGAACGGCCAGAGCCGTCAACAATCGAGATTGGCACTACGGCCAAGCCGTCGTTTGTCAGATCGTCGGTTGCAAGCAAGGTTGAAAGCAGATCATTGGCTGTGCTGGTTTGCAAGAGCTTGAATTCAAACTCGCCCATCTTGTTAGCGTTTCTGGCGCGTGCCACGCCGCCGTCAGTGCCGACGCGGGTGAAGTACATATCCTCGTCGCGCCGCGCAACAATCGAGTCGCCGTCAGAAAAACCGCTCACAATGACACCGCCAACGGTGACGATCACCTGCGCCGGGTCATAAGAGCCTGTAAGTGTTGCTGTCATATTTTCCCCTTAATTACAGTTCGTAGGCCAGTGCGCCGTTAATCTCTACCATATGAATTGCGCCAGCAATGCGGGCCACAAAGCCCAATTCCAGAACACGCGAAGCCTTGATATTTGGCGCAATCTCAACAGATCGCGGATAAGTGATTACAAAGCCCGGCACAGAATCACCATTTGAATCCAACTCATCCGGCGCAATGCCACCAGCCGTTTGACCCTCTTGCAGTGACTTGCGTAGATTGTTCACGCACAGCGCAATGCCCGCATCGGTATACGGCACCTTGTCGCGATTGATCATCATCTGCGCCATGTTGGTTTGGATGGTGTCTTTCAGCCAGTCGCGGAAGCGAATCACATCAATCCATTCACCGGAAGCCACCTTGCCCGGAGCGGTAAGCGCAATCTGTGTCTGGTAAAACTCAAAAGTGTTGCCGCCCTTGTTCGTGATCGTCTGCTTCTGCGTAGCGGTCAGATTGGAAGGCGTAACGCTGGCAAGCTGCTTCAGTGCCCACGTTTCAGCGCCAGGCTTGATCGTGAACACGCGGCCAGCCCACGCCGCATCCGGGTATTCAGTGGCCGCATTGGTGTGGTACAGCACAGCCGTGCGGTAGTAGCGCGAATCGCTAAGAACGCTAATCAGATCGGTAGTAACGCCAGCATTCAGTACGTCGGCTTCTGCCGTGGCCGTAATGAACAGCTTGTCGTTAGCTTCTACCCACTCCGCAGCATCCAATTGAGTCTGCTTCACACGCTCAACCATTACCAGGCCATACCAGCTATTGTCTTCATCGGCAATGGCGGTAAGATCGTCGGCAGTGGCCGTAGCAGCAGCCAGCGGGCTGATAGCGCCCCAGGACAGGCCATTGAGCAGCTCAATTGCGCCAGCAGCGCCAATCCATGCCACCTCAACAGTATCGCCTACTGCTGTTGCTGTGATTTCTTCGTCGGCGTCGCTGGTAATCGCCAGCGCAAGGCCGGTTGCAATCTCTGCGGCTGTGGGTGTTGCGTCTGCCGTGTAACTGTAGGTATTGGTTACTGCTCCGGTCACTTTCAGCGAGTAAGTGCCGGAAGCGATCAAGCTTGCCACGTTAATCACGCCGGTCAGCACGGCACGACGGCCAACCTTAACCTGCCGTGGGCGCGGAATCTGGCCGAAGCAATCAGAAAGCGCGGTCAGCACATTGGGCGGCAGATCATCCTCTGCGGCGGCTGCGTAGCTGGTGTAGACCCGCACCCGCTCCGGGAAGGTCATGAGCGGCGCAACAATCATCGGAGTGCCGAAATCGCCGCGCACCACGCCAGTTGTTTGCAGCGCAATTTGTACGCTTACGATATCGTCAAGTGTTGCCATAAAGTTTTCTCCTAATAGCAGAAATTATAATGTTGCGACTATGGTTTCCGCAAGTCCTGTATTGGTTTGCGTCATGTCTGCGCCTTGATTGGTCACATATTCGGCATCAATGCCTACTTGATCAATGCCACCCGTAGTATCCAGCAACGATGCGCCGAATCTGATAATGATGTCCAGTGCTGCGCGAGGCTCAAATGCGTCATCGTCCAGCAAATAAGGAATTGCGGCAATTTCTCCAATATTGGCAATTGCAATTTTCTGCACCTGCCAAGCCTCATTTGCAGTAGTCTTTGCCAGATTATCGCGCAGATCAATCATTTTGATATCCGAATCTGCGCCCACTCTTTGCAATTGCAACGTGGCCTCACGCACACCCAGCACGGTTTGCTGATAAGACACATTCACACCTTGGCTGTAATACTCGCTCCCGATCTTGCGAATGGATGCAGGGCGCATTGTCCAGTACGGCAATGATGGCCTCGGTGCATTCTGGTCAGCGAAGATCAGCGTTTCCGATCCGATCTGCGCCTTGATGAGCGCATATAGCTTGCCTTTAATGGTATTCATTTAAGCTTCTTTGCCCATTTCTCGCCCTTTTTGCGGGCTGTGGCTATATTGATAGCCTGCACATGCGCAACTGCCTTTTCGCGGGCTGCTGGGCCTGTATAGCACTTGCCGCCTTCGCTGGCCTTGAATCCGGATTGGCCGTTGATTGTGCAGGAAACAACCTTAACCGGCATCATCACTCCCACAGATATTTAATCACGCGGATATACCACCCGTTCACGCGCACGGTACAGGCTCCGTCGCTGTAAATCTGGTATTCAGCAGGGTAATTTTTGATGTCGTTGCTTCCGACATAAAACGGGATATTCAGCACCATTTGATGTGCTGCGGCTGACTTGAATGTTGATTCTGTTGTTGGCAAATAGAAGGCACTGGCCGAGCCGATGCCAAATGACAGACGAGACTTAACCATCTGACTAGGGCCGCTTGTCGTAACCTCAATGTCTGAGCGAAATTCAACCATTGTCTTTACCGGCAATTCGGAAAACGCAAATTGGTTGGTTGTCGAATTCCAGACGGTTGTAATTCCTGCCGGTAGTGAATCATTGAACGTGAATGGTCCCAGCTTGTCATTTGTCAGCTTAGTCCATGTGTCCGATGAAACAGAAATAGGCGTAACGCCAGTGGCCGCGTCATTGTAATCAACGAATCCGACCTGTTGCTGCAATGCTTCAATTTCTGTTTTTGCGCTGGTGAAGTTGTTGCGCACGCCGGATGTCGTGGCATTGCCCAATGGCGGAATGCTGGTGTCGATATTGCTAGACATTTATGGCCTTTTCAATGTTCCGTTTGTCCAATCCGTTGTGGAACTGACTTTGAATATTTTAATACCGATGTATTTGTAATGACTAATAACGCCGGACTGATTATCAAATGCGCTCACCAGTTCGTAGCCATATCCGCCATGCACAATAATATCAGGCTGAATGTTTTCGCCGTCTGCCGTGGTTTTCAACTTCACCGACGAATAGAATTTCTTGGCTTCGGACAAGTGCCTTCCTTCGGGCAGCGATTCCATTTCCTGCCCGGAGTTTAGCGGCTGTGCTGACATCTGCACGGATGAAACACTGCGCGTACCGCCAGACCATACGCCATTGGTGTATGTGCCTGTGGTTTCATGCAATACGGAAAGCGGCTTGCGGAATGTGCTCATTTGTTTCGCAATTCGATCTGTACTGCGTTGACCATTGCGCCGGTATCCACCAATGTTTTACTGGAGCCTTTTTTGCGCGCAACGGTTTTCGGTGAGAGTGGAGGCGGAATATTGCGCCCGGTAATCGTTTTTTTAATCCGCGTGACGTGCTTCTGGCCGATGATGGTTAATGCAACATTTGCGGTTGCCTTACCTGTCACCAGCGCATCAATCTGGCGCTCAAAATCCGCATCAATCTCTGCGCGACCCTCATCAAACGAGATTGCCATGAACGGGCGCGATGGTATATTCTTTGTGCCGTATTCGTTGTAAGTGGCGTATTCCGCGATGCTCACACCATCGTTATCCGCTCCAGACAGAATGCCAACTGCCACAATCTGGCCTTGCGCCTTTTCAACTTCGCGCTTGATGGCTTGCCAGCCACGATCAATATCTTGGACCGTCATATGACCCGCGTCATGATGTTCACGCCGAAGCATGGCCGCGTCAGGTCGATATATTGCTGGCCGTATGACGTGGAGCCAAGCAACGTATCGCCGCCTTTGATCGTTGCGTAGGTGCGTGACAGATCGCCTTCACGCTCGGATACGATAGCGCCACCGCCAACAGACCCACCTTCCGATAGCGCCAGCAAATGCGCAGCATAGAGAGCCTGGGCCATCGCCGCCCGATCATCCGTGAAGCATGTTTCTGCCGCCTGTAGATCGGCCATTGCCAGCCACTTATTCACAGTGGCATCAATCGTGGCCGCGTATTCTGGCGCAAGCAGTCGGAAATATTCAAGTGCTGTCATTCAGTTGGCCCCACCAGTTGCAGCCCCATTCTATCCAGCGTAGTAAATGGATCGCCATCGGTCACAGTTACCACAGCAAGCAATGCCTGTATTGCCTCAACAGGCGCACCGGGCAAAGCTTCTGCTGCCTTGGCCGCATCGCCTGGTATGCGATGCGCATCGGCATCATCCATGGCCGGTACGTCGAGTGGCAGCATGTCTGCAAACTGCGGCCAGATCAGACCTGCGGATATGTAATGCGTGGCAGGCTCTGCGCCATCAGCTGACAACGGAGCCGTGAACATGCCATCACCTCCGGGAATGCCTGCGCACATCTGCCGCGCCTGCTCAACTACTGCTGCTGGCACGATGATGTTGCGGTGTATCCACTGTGTCATTTCTGTTGTTTCCACAAATCTTGTGCCGTGATTGTGTCTCGTCCTGCTGCGAGAACGGACTCCCACAGCGCATATAGCGAATCATCATGCATATCAATCGCAGCTTGCGCGACTTGTTCAGTTTCATAGACACCCGGCAACCATGTACCGCCGTCTGATATAACAAAAGTACCTTCTGGTAGTTTGTAAATCATGTTGTATAAGCCTTGGTCTTGCCGTTGATATACCGCTCCACGCTGGCAATCTGCGAATCCGTAGATGCAGCGCCGCGAATGATTAGCGAGTACAAATGGCCGTTGAATGGCACCGAAGTGCCAGCGCGTCTGCCGATGTAGAGCGGGTAGTTGCCGTAGTTGCCTGTGCCTTGGTCTGTTGTGCTGGATGCGGCTTGGGTTCCGTTGACACGCAGGATTGCGGAGTCGCCGGAGATGTTCCCTTGCGCGGATAAAATGCTTGTAACTGGAGCCGCATGTGACGACGCCGTATGTGTGTCGGCTGTCAATGTTCCACGCGAGTACCAATCGTAGCGAGGCAAACCATTAACTGCTGGCGCAGCAAACAGGAATGCGCCGTTATTTGACGAGTAAATTGCAGACAGTTCCGCTAAACACGCCGTCGCAGCATCACTCAACTTCCGCACACCCGCCGCCACCATCACCTTGTCCGTGGCGGTGAAGTCGATGCTGTTTGTGACAAGGAAATCGTCTACGCCGTCGAAGCGCAGATGGATTTGATACGCCGACACATCGTAATCAGTTGCGGTTGTGACGCGCTGATAACCTGTTGGTGTAGCCATTACGTGGACTCCTTATATCGCCATGCGTTGTCCATTCGTCTTGGCGGCGTTGTTATCGCAGCCATAACGCAAGCACCATTCTGAATGCGTGATTTAATGGTTTGCAGGTTGGCGCTGTTCAGTCTGCACAGTTCAGCCAGAGACATCCGCTTATCAGAGCAAACGATTTCGTGCTTTGCCTCTTTGATGCTCAGCCCGCGATCAAGGTAATGCCGCAACTTTGCCTGATGCACTCCAAATTCAGCCGCCAATTCTTTAATGCGCTGAAACCGGCCATCATGCTCATACAGTCGTTCGCGGGCCTCGTCGCCCATTGCAATGGCTTCCTGCGGCGTTTTGCCAAGAGACAGGACACGGGAAAGCAGTAGT